AAAGAGGGATTGTATAGAATTTGTATATATATTTTGTTCTTGTTTTGTTCTGTTTGGCAAGGTCTAGGCTAGTACCACCCCCACCCCCCACCCACATATATAGCAATGTCGTACAAAATGAACAAGTTAGGTTGTTAACCAGTAGCTGGCCCGCTTGGAAGTTGACTGCAATGTATAGGGAAATATTGGGAGAGACTTAAAATGTTAACCAGCACCTTGCCCACTGCAAGTACAGGGTCGGGTGTTGTCGGTTTTGTGTTAACTAATTATATTTATATAGTGTATACTAGGTATATAACCGCCCCCAGGGGGACTAATATTATTATACACCCTAATAACGGTTTTGTCAATGATTATTTTTATTATTTTTTACTTGACAATTTGTTAACTAGATGGTATAATAGGGGTATATGAGTTTTTTACAAACAACAGATAACAGAAGTAAAAGAAAATTAACAGAAAAGCAAGAGAAGTTTTTGTCAGCTCTTGCTGGCGAAGCCCATGGAGATGCACGACAAGCCCTAACAATAGCAGGATATGAACAAACATCATACTATGCTGTTCTAGATTCCCTCAAAGAAGAGGTAGTAGATGTTGCAAATAGCATACTTGCTCACAGTGCTCCCAAAGCGGCGGCTAAATTAGTAGATGTTCTTGAGAGTGACGCTCCCATACCACAAGTCGGTGCTAAGTTACAAGCCGCCCAAACTTTATTAGATAGAGTTGGCATCAGCAAAAGAGAAAGAGTTGACGTTAATCATAATGTTACAGGTGGTATATTCTTACTACCAGACAAAGAAGAGATAAAAATTATAGATGGAACAGCAGAAACCGATGAGTCTGAAACGTAGAACAACATCAACCATACCATTTGGTTATAAAGAATCAGAAGAAGTCCAAGGATTTCTAGAACCTATCCCTGAACAACTCGAAGCGTTAGAAGAAGTTAAAGGTTATATACTAAACGGCTCTCTATCTCTTCGAGGGGCTGCGGAACAACTACAGTATAAAACAGGTAGAGGTATGTCAGCAGTAGGATTAAAGAAGATTGTAGACAAAGAACGAAACAAGAACGGATTATTATCTAAACATGGAAGAACCGCCTAAGAAAAAAAGAGGTAGACCTAAGGGTTCTAGTAGTCCAAGGCATCTAACTCGAGAGCATCAAGCACGACTACAAGCAGCTCGTGAGTTGAAAGCTAAAAAGAAAAAGATAGAAAAGCTAGAAGTAAAGCTATCACAAGAGCGTGGTAAGTTAAAAAACAAAAAAGAAGCTTTAACTGCTCCTGTTCTTACAGATACTACTAAAGAAAATCTACCTACAAAGGTAAAAGAGTTTATAGAAGAGAATAAAGATTCTATTGCTTTTAAACCAAACAAAGGACCACAGACAGATTTCTTAGCTGCACCAGAGCAAGATGTGTTATATGGTGGAGCTGCAGGTGGTGGTAAGTCATATGCAATGCTTGTTGACCCCTTAAGGTTTATGCACAGACCTAGTCATAGAGCTTTACTACTAAGAAGGTCTATGCCAGAACTACGAGAGCTTATAGATAAATCAAGAGAACTTTATCCAAAAGCTTTTACTGGAGCAAAGTTTAGAGAAGTAGAAAAGATTTGGAGATTTCCAAGCGGAGCTATGCTTGAGTTTGGATATTTAGATAGAGATGCTGATGTATATAGATATCAAGGACAAGCTTATAGTTGGATAGGTATTGATGAATTAACACAATATCCTACAGAGTTTCCGCTTCAGTACTTACAATCACGATTAAGGACTACAGACCCAGAGATTAGAACTTACATTAGATGTACTGCAAACCCTGGAGGAGTAGGAGGAAACTGGGTAAAAAAGAGATATCTTGACCCATCTCCACCTAATGAATCTTTTAAAGGTTCAGATGGATTAACTCGTAAGTTTATACCTGCAAGACTAGATGATAACCCATATCTTGCAGAAGATGGTAGATACGAACAGATGTTAGCATCACTACCACCAGTACAAAGAAAACAGTTAATGGAAGGTAACTGGGATGTTAGCGAAGGTGCAGCCTTTGCAGAGTTTGATACAGAGAAACATATTATACCTCCATTCCAAATACCTTATCACTGGATGAGATATAAAGGTATTGACTACGGTTATGCAGCAGAGTCAGCTTGTGTTTGGGCTACTATTGACCCAGAAGATGATACTATTATTGTTTATAGAGAGTTATATCAAAAAGGTTTAACAGGAGAAGACCTTGCAGAAGTATTAACTGAAATGGAACAAGATGAACGTAGAAGTATACAAGGTGTTTTAGATACTGCGGCTTGGAACAAAACAGGAACAACAGGTCCTACAGTAGGTGAAGCTTTAGTAAGAGCTGGACATAAACTTAGACCAGCAGATAAAAATAGAATACAAGGTAAAATACAAATACACGAAAAGTTAAAACCTAGTAATACTACAGGTAGACCTAAGTTACAGATTATGTCTAACTGTGTAAATCTTATTAGAGAGTTACAAAGTATTCCTTGTGACCCTAATAGACCTGAAGATGTTGATACAAAAGCATCTGACCATGCATATGATGCATTAAGATATCTAATTATGTCTAGGCCTAGAATGCCTAGTGCATTTAGAGAGATGGGCGAAATAAAACGATTCACACCTAGTGACCCAACATTTGGATATTAATATGCCTTTATATACATTTAGAAATAAAAAAACAAAAGAAGTTTACGATATGGTTATGTCGTATGAAGATTTGTTAAAGTACAGAAAGAAACGAAACATAGAACAAGTATTTCAACCTTATAAGGTATTTCGTTTAAATGATATGGGTGGACCAGAAGATAGATTTAGAGAATGGTGTAGACAAGACTCAACAGATATAGATACAAGTAAATCATTTAATTTTAGAAATAGTAAAGAGGAGTACTTATTTGGTGATGAAGAAGATAAATAACAAAAACTGTTTAGAGGGAAAGACTATTCAAGTTGGATACTCAGATATAGAATTAAAAGTTCAAGCCCCTGAGTTTAAAAAATCTAACATGACAGACTGTTATGGTCAGTTTACTCAACGAGAAAACATGATTGAGATACAGCCTGGTCTTTCTGATATAGATGAAGCTAATACTTTACTACATGAGATAATACACGCATGTGTTTATATCTCATCACTTAATACAGATGGCCAACCACTATCTAGTGATAATGATGAAGAAGTCGTTGTAAACAGCCTATCTAATTACTTAATTCAAGTATTAAGAGATAATAAATGGTTATTACCATATTTATCAAAAAAATTACTTGACAAAACTAAATAATGACTGTATAATAGAATACAGGGATATATATAATATTAAAGGGATTTATGGAAGAAGATACTATTCAAGAACCAATGTCGGCAGAGGAAATGGAAAAAGAGCAGGAAAAGTCTAAACTTTCCTCTTATATCTATAGAAAATTTTACGATTGTGAAACTGCTCGTAGAAGTGATGAAGACAGATGGTTAGAAGCTTACCACAATTATCGTGGTCGTTATTATAAGAATGTTAAATTTAGAGACCATGAAAAGTCTAGGGTCTTTGTAAAAGTAACAAAAACCAAAGTATTAGCAGCTTACGGACAAATTACAGATGTTCTGTTTTCTGCAAACAAGTTTCCCATCTCCGTAGAAGAAACTAAAATACCAGAAGGTGTAGCAACTTTTGCACATCTCAATCCCTTAAAAGAGCAGCTAGGTGACGGTCTTCAGCAACCCGACCCAACTATTGAAGGAAATATGGGAATGGGTACAGAGACTCCTGCCCCAACACCAATGGCTACTCCAATTGGTTTTGAAGGGGATGGGAAAGCCTTAGAGCCTGGAACTACATTTGAATCTTTAAATGAAGATTTTTTAGCATCTCTTAAACAAGAGTATGAAGGTGCAAACTTACAAGAAGGACCTGCACCTTTACCAGAGATGCCTCAAATAAAACCAGCTCAAATAGCAGCTCGTAGAATGGAAAGACTTATTCACGATGAGATAGAAGAATCAAATGGTTCTAGTGAATTAAGAAATGCAATATTTGAATCAGTATTATTAGGAACTGGAATTGTAAAAGGTCCATTTACCTTTCATAAAACACTACATGTATACGATAAGAATGAAGAAGGTTTTAGACAATACAATCCAAAACAAGTAAAAGTTCCTAAACTAGAACATGTTAGTCTTTGGGATTTTTATCCTGACCCTAACGCAACAGATATTAAAGAATGTGAGTTCACAATTCAGCGACATAAATTTAATAGAAATCAATTAAGGAATTTGCTGAACAGACCATTCTTTGATAAAGAAGCAGTAATTGCTACTTTAGAAGATGGCCCTAACTATCAAGATAAAAGTTTCGAGTCTAATTTAGATTTAGGTGATGAAACTTATGAATCAAATGAAAGTAATTCTAGATTTGAAGTTTTAGAATATTGGGGTATCGTAGATAAAACAACTCTTGAAGAATCTGGATTAAAAGTTCCAGAAGAGTTTACAGAAGAAAATGAATTACAAATTAATGCTTGGGTAACAGAAGGTAGAGTATTAAGAATGGTTCTTAATCCATTCCAACCTTACAGATTACCTTATCATTCGTTTCCATACGAAAGAAACCCTTACAGTTTTTTTGGAATAGGTGTTCCAGAAAATATGTCAGATGCTCAAGCTATTATGAATGGACATGCAAGGATGGCAATAGACAACCTTGCTTTATCAGGTTCACTTGTTTTTGACATAGATGAATCAGCACTTGTAGCTGGTCAGTCAATGGATGTGTATCCTGGAAAAATATTTAGAAGACAAGCAGGTATGCCTGGACAAGCTGTACATGGACTTAAGTTTCCTAGCACAGCTAATGAAAACATGATGATGTTTGATAAGTTTAGACAACTTGCTGATGAATCAACAGGTATTCCGTCGTACTCTCACGGACAAACTGGTGTGCAAAGTATGACAAGAACTGCATCTGGTATGTCTATGTTATTAAGTGCAGCGAACTTGAACGTAAAAACTGTTATTAAAAACATTGATGACTATTTACTAAGACCACTTGGTGAAAGTTTTTTTCAATGGAATATGCAATTTTACGAAGGCGACTTAAACATTGTAGGTGATTTAGAGATTAGAGCTACAGGCACAGCTAGTCTGATGCAAAAAGAAGTTAGGTCTCAAAGGCTAACAATGTTCTTACAAACTGTTCAGAATCCAGCGATTGCACCATTCGTTAAGATTTCTGAAATAATAAAAGAACTTGCATATAGCTTAGACCTAGACCCTGATGAAGTCATAAACGACCCAGCAGCTGCTGAGATATATGCTAAAATTATAGGATTACAAAATGCTCAGCAACAAGGACAAGAACAACCTCCAGGTCCTGGTGTCGAGTCCGCAATGGCTGGTGCTCAAGGAGTACCTCCAGAAGTTGCAGGAACTGACAGTCAAGGAACTGGCAATGGCACAATCGGAACAGGCAGTGTTTCGCAGCCAGGGGAAATGGAGTTTACTGGAACAGTTAATACACCTCCAGGACAACCTCAAGAATAATTAACAACAAGGAGTAATCATGAAGAAAAAAACTAAAATGATGGCTGGCGGCGGCAAAGTCAAAAAGAAAACTAAGATGATGGCTGGTGGCGGTAAAGTCAAAAAAACTAAAATGATGGCTAAAGGTGGTAAAGTTAAAAAAACCAAGATGATGGCCAAAGGTGGTAAAGTTAAAAAAACTAAAATGATGGCTAAAGGCGGAAAAGTCAAAGGAACAAAAATGTATTCAAAGGGCGGGAAAGTTAGCAAAGGTAGGTAGTGTCATATCTTATAAGTAACGTACCCCATTTTAAATGTTGGGTACGAAAAGAATTTACTGCTAATCATAATAACTATCACGGCGAATATATACACGCACTAGCTTTTGCAGTAAATACTATACCCGACAGGTCTTTAAGTTTTCAAGTTGTATTCACAGGATGTGAAATAGATTCTGAAGATGGACCAGATGAAAACATACACGGTGGTGCTATGTGGGCAAGAATGCCTATACAAGCATTAGTTGCAGACATACCGTATGATGAATGGCCAGAACCAATGGAAGACCACTTATGTCAACCTTGGGACTGTGAATCAAGAACACACAGTGTAGTTGTTCTTGATAGAGTTAGTTCATCACCTTGGTTATGTAAAATAGATAATAACTTTTATAAAGGTAAATATTTATTTACTGTTGACTACACTGATAGTGATATTGCTGATGACCCTGCACAGCATAAACAATCACATGTGTTATGTTTACAAGACGCAGGAGAATGGACTGGTAACTTTGTTGCTTTACCTAATAATAGAGTAAGAGCTACAAGTCCTGCATTATGGAGAACAGGAGAAGGAGCACCTGACTTTGCACCCTCTCAATGGATACATTCTGCAGAACAACATGAAAGTTACTTAGACCCTTTTACAACTTTTAACAATTTATATTCAGATGGTAAAAAAACTAAAAAATAAAAGAAAAAAATTTTTTGCAGGAGGCAATGTTGGACCTGATATAAAACAAAATAAATTAGGTTCTTTTTCTGTTTTTGCAGACCAACTTACTACATATAATTTACATAAAAAAGGTTTTATAGGAAAGAAATAATAAATGGCAACACCAGGATACGCAGCACTATACAGAGTACCAGGAGCACAACAATCAGGCTCTCAAGATAAACTTGTTGATAATGTAGTTGGAGAAGAAAAAGCTCCTACTATGGGTTTATATTCTGCAGCAACTCCTATGGAAGTACAAAGTCCTGGACAACCGCAAAGACTATTTGATTCATCAAGAGCAAGATATGCTGCTGGTGGATTAACTGGTGCGTTTGCAGAAAAAGAAATTGCTGATGACCCAGGTTATCGTGCTTATGAAGATGGTGGTATTGTTATTCCAGAACTACAAGGTGCACAAGATGCTGGTATGCCAGTAGATTTATTAGCACAAGATGAAGCGGAAGAACAAGAAGATAATATGGAAGAAATGGCATCTGAAGAAATGCCAGATATGGAAATAGAAAATAAAGATATAATGGATGATATGGAAGTTAATGTAGATACTTCTATGTTAACAGCAGAAGATGAAGAAGTATTAGAAGATGCAATAGAATCTTTTCCAGAACTTATGAATATTATTCCTAAAATGTTAGT